CCTGCTTGTTTTCATCATAATCTATACAAGCTCTTATAAACGAGAATCTACCTCGACAACATCCAATCGCAGAGATGTTGTTGTAATCGATTCTGGGCTCTACCCCACCACAGGGCTCCACACGTCTACTCGAAGGCGTCATGATAAAATGCCTCAAGTTCGGGAATTTCAACAAGATCAAATATATTCCGAATATTTGAAATCTTGTTTTCAATTGTCAACACGTCATTTTCCGTCAAACTAAAACGGTGGGAGAGATATTGTAGGTATTCCAACCTATTATCTTCATTGCCCCACACCCTCGCTCCATCAGCGTACTCGTTAAACTCTGAGTGGGATCCTTGGCACCCCAGTTCAATAAGTTTATCCGCATAAACCTCCCAAATAGGAAGACCTCGAGCCCATGCTCTAAGACACATTCCTTTGGAATAGCAAAGTTCCTTGGCTATTTGGTGCCGCTTCTTTTCAGGAATATTTGCTTTTAGTTTAGTGGACCAGGGCATAGTCTGTATAACCCTGTACGGTATCCTCGTCATACGGTATCCTCCGGGAACAGCAAAGAAATGATTTGATATGAAGTCGCCTTCAATCAAACTACATTGTTTCAAGAATTTGGCGATGAAACCAAGTCCATGAGCAACATTTTCATTCTTTGCACAGAAGACTTCCTCAACAGCTTTCTTAAAAGCTGGCGCGTCTTCTGCATTCATACATACCGATGAGTCGTCGCCTTTTGCGTACGGCTCGGCATTCTTTATACCAGCCTTTTCACATGTGTACATCATCAATGCTAACATGATCAAAGTGTTGGCAAAAGTTGTCCAGCCATCGCCTGAAGCTCTCCCGACTGTCTCATACTGAACAGCTCCTCTAGCAACAGAACATTTAAGAATCAAAGAATCTTGCAACACTTTAGCGAAGACTGAGACGTCCGGTAATCTCGGGTCTAAGCTGACGTTTGGATGAACATATACTGCTTTCATTAGTTCATCCACCAGTTTCTGGAAAGCTGCTTTGACAGTGGTGTCAAACATGCTACCATCCATAAAATTCCAGATCGCTCTAACGAACTTATCTTCGGATTTCTTGAATGTTTCACATATTTGTTGCCAATTTTTATCTCCGCAGTAGCCCTTGAAATGTTCAGAAGCGAACTTTTCAAGCGCGTTAATAAAACAATTAAAGAGTTTCTTTTCAATTTGGGGCCCGCAGATACATCTCTCTTTGGCAGCATTAAGAGTAGTATCTTTGAGCTCTTTCAAAACATCGCCGGCTTGCTGTTCAACTTTAGGAAACACGTCATAGACGCGGCTAATGTTAAACCACAAGTCAACAGTTTTGAGTACTGATTGGAAAGCCTCTCTAATTTTAATAGGATACTTAACCCACCACTTTTCAAAAGTTACCTCCATACCGTGTTCGGCTACCAGTTTTAAGAAAACCTCATGGATGTTCTTCTGCCACCAAATGGTGAAATCCGCTAACATCTTCTCATCATATGTAGTCTGACAAGAAGTAGTACGAATAATCGCCGACCATTCAGTGGTTGGGCACGGGTGGATAACAGTAGATTCGCGCATGTTTGGGTGATTTAACACCGGTGAAACTTGCACCGCACCTACTGTAC